GAACCTGAAGAAATATATGATTACTCTAAAAAATTAGATCTTCCTTGGGAACTTCGTGACTATCAGCTCGCTGGAATATTTCATGCGTTAAAATATAAAAGAGCAATATTATTATCTCCTACAGGTTCTGGTAAGTCCTTGATAATATATTACTTAATACGATGGTACTTGCGTTATGCAGCTAAAAAAGTCTTGGTAATAGTTCCAACTACGTCTTTGGTGGAACAAATGTATAGCGATTTTGTTGAATATAACATGCCTAAGGAAATGGCTCATAAGATATATTCTGGAAAAGAAAAAACTGATGAAGCAGAAATTTACATAAGCACATGGCAATCAATATATAAATTACCCAAGATATGGTTTAGTCAGTTTGGCGCTGTTTTTGGAGATGAATGCCATGGATTTAAATCAAAGTCATTGATGAATATCATGAACAAAGCTACCGAAGCCGAATACAGGTATGGAACTACGGGAACCTTAGATGGTACTCAAACTCATGAGTTAGTTTTACAGGGTTTATTTGGAAAGACTTATAAGGTAACCACCACCAAAGATCTGCAGATAAGTGATGTATTAGCAGAGTTAAACATAAAGAGAGTAATATTAAACTATAATAAAAAGATAAGAGATGAATTTGGACCAAGGTCATATCAAGACGAAATAGATTATATAGTAACATATGAAAAAAGAAATAATTTTATAGCTAACTTAACGTTAGATCAAGAAGGTAACACACTCGTTTTATTTAATTACGTTGAAAAACATGGTAAGCCTCTTTTTGAGTTGATAAATAATAAAGCAGACGAAAAGAGAAAAATATTCTTCGTATCTGGTAGTACACAAACATCAGATAGAGAAGCGATAAGAGGAATCGTAGAGAAACAAAAGAATGCAATTATCGTGGCTAGCTTGGGTACTTTTTCCACTGGGATTAATATTCGTAATCTCCACAACATTGTCTTTGCATCGCCGTCTAAAAGCCAGATTCGAGTATTACAATCGATCGGTCGAGGACTCAGAAAATCAGACAACGGTAAACCAACAAAGCTCTTCGACGTTATAGATAATTTGTATAGCAAACCAAAAAAGAATTTTGCCATGTTACACGCTGATGAAAGATTAAAAATATATGAAAGAGAAAAATTTATGTTTAACACCTTCGAGATAGATTTATGAGTAAACCAGATATAAAGCAATTCAGATTATCAACTGGAGAAGAGATCATATGTGAGATACTAGAATGGGATACCGATGAAAGTAGCGCCATGATCGTCCGCGGAATTTTAAAGATCATAGAAACCGAGGATTGGAAGGCCGGTATAAGATTAATTGCTTTCAGACCATTTATGGCTTTCAATGAAGATCCAAGAATAGTACAAACAATTAACAGCGAGCATGTCATAGCCGAGGCCCACCCGCCAGATTCTCTCATGAAGATGTATACGCGATGCGTGCGTAAAATAAAGAAAGACATGGACCAATATCCGGATTTGCCAACATTCGATGTTGATGATCTAAATTACATGAGTGACGACGAGCTTCGTGATCACTTAACCAATGAAATGAACAAGTACAAATATAAAAAGAAAGACGTTAGTTATGATTCCGATATGGATAATGTTGTACAATTTAAACCAAAAGATACTACTTTCCACTAGATATATCTACCCTTTCCCAAATAACCTTAATTAATTATACCATAAATCGTGAGTATTGTACACGTTTAAATTATTAACTCAAATGGAAAAAAATATGTTTACAAATCACCCAAACTTTGATAGAATTATATTATTAACGCAAGGAAACTATTATGGCTAGAACAAAAAAAAGAAGTGTACATTATGTAGATAACGCTAAGTTTTCAAGTGCTGTTGTTGATTACTGTACTATAGTTGAAGAAGCTAGAAAAGAAAATACTGAGATACCAAAGGTTCCAGATTATGTAGCTCATTGCTTTTTACGTATTGCCGAAGGATTATCACATAAGGCTAACTTTATAAGATATACGTACAGAGAAGAAATGGTTATGGATGCGGTGGAAAACTGTTTAAAAGCGATTGGTAACTACAATTTAGAAGCCGCTACAAGAAGTGGTAAACCAAATGCATTTGCATATTTTACACAGATAACTTGGTACGCTTTTCTTAGAAGGATTGCAAAAGAAAAGAAACAACAAGACATCAAATTAAAATATCTTACAAGTTCTGGTGTAGATCAGTTTATAACTCAAGAGCCTGGATCAGAAGGAACTAACTACGTCGTAGGAGCTTTTGTTGATTCTTTAAAAGATAGAATCGATAAAGTAAAAGTACATGACCATGAAGTTAAAACCTTTGCAAAGAAAGTAAAGAAAAAAAGAAGAATGAAACAAGTGGATTCAGATCTTTCAGAATTTATGGTATGAAAAGAAAACAAAAAGTCAATATATTTACTGCCGAATACACTCGATCAGGTATAATTACTTTACCTTTCGAGTACATGAAACAGATTGGTATTGATGTTGGTGATATAGTTAAATTTGAAGTGCATGAAGGTTTTATAAAAATAAAGAATGCAAATCATATAGTTGAAAATTTTAGAATGAATGAGGGTAATATAGATGAAGATAGCGATATTAAATGATACACATTGTGGTATAAGAAACGCATCACAAATATTTTTAGATAACGCCAGAGATTTTTACGAAAATATATTTTTTCCAGAATGTGAGAAAAGAGGTATCAAACAGATACTACACCTAGGCGATTATTACGATCATCGTAAGTACGTAAATTTTAAAGTCTTAAATCATAACCGGTACCATTTCTTAAATAAGATAAGAGAAAAAGGTATGAGAATGGATATTATTCCAGGTAATCATGATACGTACTTTAAAAATACAAATCATCTTAATTCACTAAAAGAATGTCTAGGTCATTACATGAATGAGGTTCATATCGTTATGGAACCTAAAGTGATCGAATATGGTTCTTTGAAGATGGCTTTATTACCATGGATCAATCAAGAAAATTATGAGAAGTCTATGAACTTCGTAAACAATTGTAAAGCGGACTGGCTGGGTGGTCATTTAGAATTGTCCGGATTCGAACTGATGAGAGGTATAACAAACCAACATGGTATGGATGCTATGTCTTTCTCAAGATTTGAAAAAGTACTTACCGGTCATTTTCATTGTTCCTCTCAAAGAGATAATATATGGTACCTAGGAGCTCAGATGGAGTTCTTTTGGTCTGATGCTCATGATCCAAAGTACTTTCACGTATTGGATACCGAAACTCGTGAAATGGAAAAAATAAGAAATACTTACACTTTATTTGAAAAAATCGTTTACAATGATGAGAAAATAAGATATAATGAATATGATACATCAAAACTTGACAAAAAGTTCGTAAAAGTTGTGGTGGTCAATAAATCAGATACTTTTGAATTTGATAGGTTTATAGATCGCATCCAAATGCAAAACATATACGATCTCAAGATAGCTGAAAACTTCAGCGAGTTTGTAGGATCTAACATAGCTGATGAGACACTTGAAGTAGATGATACACCAAAACTTATGGACGATTATATCGATGCTGTTGATACTGATCTTGATAAGTTTACTATAAAGAAACAAATGCGAGAACTTATGAATCAAGCACAAGCAATGGAAACCGTATAATGGCTTATACTTGGAGACAGATACTTGGATTTAAAAAAGAAGAGATAGATGATAATGACGATCCTAAAGTCAATATACATACATTATATAAACATAGATGGGTGTGGTACCATCTTATTCTTTGCATACAAATGATAATAACAAACATATTGTTAGTAGGAATATTAATAGTCATGGCGGTTAAACTATGATAAAATTTTCGAAGATTCGTTGGAAAAACTTTCTTTCTTATGGTAATACGTTTACTGAAATAGATCTTACAAAAAACAAATCAACACTTATTATTGGTCAAAATGGTGCTGGTAAATCTACCATGCTGGATGCTTTATCATATGCGCTATTTGCAAAACCTCATCGTAACATAATTAAAAATCAGCTACCAAATTCTATAAATCAGAAAAACTGTGTAGTTGAAGCAGAATTCTCAGTAGGTAGATCACATTATAAAATTATAAGATCTATAAAGCCTACTAAGTTTGAGATTTGGAAAGATGGTGAAATGTTAAATCAATCCTATCATTCCAAAGACTACCAAAAGATCCTTGAACAAAACATTCTTAAACTCAACCACAAGAGTTTTCATCAGGTGATTGTATTAGGTTCCTCCTCATTTATTCCCTTTATGCAATTATCTGCTGGAAATAGAAGGAATGTTATCGAGGATCTTTTGGACATTAATGTATTTTCAAAGATGAATGTAATCCTCAGAGAAAAGACATCAATACTTAAAGATGAAATAAAAGAATTATCTTACAATTTAGAGATAGCTAATAACAGAGTCGCTACGCAGAAAAAGTATATCCAAGATGTTAAGCAACTTACAGATCAAAACATTGAGTCAAAGAATAAAGAGATCGATGAAGCTCGAACAGCTATCGATGATCTTGTACTTAAGAATAGCGATATGACAAAAGAGTTAGAAGAACTAGCTCCACAAAATAAAATAGATCTTAAAGATGCAAGTGATAGAAAAACAGACATACTTCATAAACAAGCAAGGTTAAGAACTAACATCGAGACTCTTGTTAAGAATGCAAAGTTTTACGAAGATAATAGTAACTGTCCAACATGTGAACAAACAATTACGGAAGAATTTAGAGCTAATAAGATAAAACTAACCAAGGAAGAAGCAAAGGTATTATCTGATGATATGGCTGTATTACGTGATGCTGCTACAGATGTAGAAGATCAATTAACCAAAGCAAATGAAATAGCAAGTAAACTTACAACAATACAAAATGATATTACAAACAATAATAAAGAAGTAGAAAGATTAACAAGATTAGTTAAAAAGAATTTAGATGAAATATCTACCGATTCGGTAAAAGATTTAAATGAAGCCAAAGCAGAACTCGAAAAAATTATCGAATCCGTTACTGAAGCAAATGATCAAAAAACAAAAGCCAATGAACAATATTCATATAACCTGGCTATGTCGGAAATGTTAAAAGATACCGGTATCAAAACAAAGATAATAAAACAGTATCTTCCGGTAATGAATACTCTTATCAACAAATATTTACAAGTATTAGATTTTTACGTGCATTTTGATTTAGATGAAGAGTTTAATGAAACCATAAGATCGAGACATAGAGATGTATTTACATATGATTCTTTCTCTGAAGGAGAGAAACAACGTATCGATCTTTCACTACTATTTACTTGGAGACAGATAGCCAAGATGAAAAATTCTGTATCAACAAACCTATTAATACTTGATGAAACTTTTGACTCATCTCTCGATCATGATGGTGTAGAAAATTTATTAAAGATATTAAATACGTTAGGTGAAGGTACGAATATCTTTGTGATATCTCACAAAGGAGAAATATTAAATGGTAAATTTGATAGTACTATTGAGTTTAAAAAGGAAAGAAATTTTTCACAGATTGCTGCTTAATCGTTTACAAATCAATGAATATGTGGTATAATTATATTATAATTTAAAATGAGGTTTTTGTTATGGAACTAACTGAAAATACTTTATCAGTATTAAAAAACTTTTCTGGTATAAACCAGAATATCTTAATAAGAAAAGGGAATGTTATAAAAACAATTAGTGAAGCCCGTAATGTTTTGGCTATAGCTAATGTTGTAGAAGACTTTCCAAAAGATGTAGGAATATATGATCTTAACGAGTTTATCGGTGTATTAGGTTTAGTTGATACTCCTAATTTAAAGTTTGATGATGATCATATGACTATCAGTGACTCAACAGGAAGATCAAAAGTTAAATACTTTTATTCTTCTGAAGATACACTTACAACGCCGTCAAAAGATATTACTATGCCTGATGTTGATGTTCAATTTAAACTTGACATCGATGTATTAAATAAACTAAAAAGAGCCGCTTCAACTCTTGGGCATAATGAAGTATCAATTGTTGGAAAAGATGGCAGCCTAAACTTATCTGTTGTGGATAGCAATAACGTAACATCAAATGCTTTCTCAATCGATATCGATGGCGATTTTAAAGAGGATGCAGTATTTAACTTTATTCTCAACATAAATAACTTGAAAATAGTCAGTGGAGATTATGATGTACAAATCTCTTCTAAATTAATATCTCAGTTTACTCATAGTGATGAAAAACTAAGATATTGGATAGCAATGGAAAAATCCTCAACTTATGGAGTATAAAATGGCGGATGAAAAGAAAACTGAAACACCAGCTGTTTCACCAAACCAAAAACAACTACAAGAGTTATCTAATAAGGCATCTCGAAGTACTGTTGCGGTTATTGATGCGATGACACAAAGAGGAGCTTTCAAAGGTGAAGAGCTTTCTACGATTGGTGGTCTTAGAGACCAATGCATACAAATAATTCAACTTGTAGAAAATATAGAGCAAGAGACAGCATTACAATCTTAATCCTTTACTTTCTCAACAAAGTGTGTTATAATTATATTATGGAGGAAGTGAATGTCAGAATTTTTATGGGTCGAAAAGTATAGACCAAAGACTATTGCTGAAACGATACTACCTAAAGAACTTAAAACAGTTTTTGAAAAGGTAATATCATCAGGCGAATTACCAAACATGTTATTTACTGGTACAGCTGGTACCGGTAAAACTACTGTTGCGAAAGCTCTTTGCAACCAGTTAAATCTAGATTATATCTTAATTAACGGTTCTGAAGAAGGCAACATAGATACCTTGCGTGGAAAAATAAAACAGTTTGCAAGCTCGGTGTCCTTACAAGGTGGATATAAAGTTATTATCCTTGATGAAGCCGATTATCTCAACCCACAATCTACTCAACCAGCTTTACGTGGTTTTATTGAAGAGTTCTCTAAAAATTGTAGGTTTATACTAACCTGTAATTTTAAGAACAGAATAATTCAACCACTTCATTCTCGTTGTGGTGTATATGAATTCAACACATCTAAAAAAGATCTTGCTGAACTTTGCATGCAATTTTTAGAACGTGTTTGCTCTATACTCGATGAATCGAATGTTAGTTATAAAAAAGGCGATCTAGCTAATTTAATAATGAAACACGCGCCTGATTGGCGTAGGGTACTTAATGAATTACAAAGAATGAGTGTGGCCGGTACGATCGTAATATCTACCGACAAAACAGATTCTTATGATGTTTTATTTAAACATTTAAAAGAAAAAGATTTTAAAAAGATGCGTCAATGGGTTGTTAATAATATCGATACAGACGCATCTGCAATATTTCGTGGATTGTATGATAAAATGATCGAGCATCTAAGACCACAGGGAGTGCCTCAAATGGTTTTAATACTTGCGGACTATCAATATAAACATGCTTTCGTGGCTGATCATGAACTAAATGTCGTTGCGTGTTTAACAGAAATTATGGCAAATGTGGAGTTTAAATAATGAAATGTAAATACAAATATGAGTTTCCTGTTGACGAGTTTGGCCGACCTGGTGGCTTTTATAGTTTGGCAGATTTACCAGTTGTTGGTTATAAAATACTTGAAAGAACTGGTACGCTGTTAAAGCAAGATTCCAAACAAAAACTTTATGAACTTAAAGATGACAGAAAGAACTGGACATT